AATCCATGATGAGATTTTTGACGCCATTTTTTTGTTCTTCGCCTAAGTAGTGTTTTAATTCTTCGTTTTCAATTTTTGTATTTAATTTTAGATCGCACATTAAAATTCTGTAGCGATCGTTTGGAATTTTTTCTTCAAGTTTTGGGTAATCGTTAAGTAACGATAAAATGATTGTTGCGACCACACTTGTTTTTCCTTCGCCGGGGCGCGCGAAAAATAAAACGGTTTCAATGTCGAGATTTATTTTTTTCCAAAACCATGCTCCGGCGAAAGCGAGAATCGGAATAAGAATTAAATATAAATATATCATCGTTTTAGAAATCCTGCGATGAAGTGAATGAAGAACCAGATAAGCAATGCTATTCCTAAAACTAATTCAAATGCGATTAAGATTGAAACAACGTTTAAAAATACTGGAACATTTAATATTCCCGAATAATATTGGAATTGTGCAAAAGCATTTTCAATTCCTTGATATGCGTTTTGAGGAATTGAAAATGGTGCTACAAATCCAACGATGAATACGTAAATTCCAATGAAGAATGAACCTATAAAAATTAAGATTGTGGTGAACATTATTTTTTTACGCCACTTCCTTTAAATATTTTTATAAATATAAGAATTTCTGCTCCGATTGCAACGATAAGCATTGTGTAGAGTGTATATCCTTCCCAAAGAAGAATTGTTGTTTGTCCGGCGCTTCCGAAAGTTGCCGCAAGTGTTGATGAAGAAAGAATTTGGAACGTGGTTGTTGCTTGCGAATATGTTCCCGGATAAATTAAATTTAAGTTATTTTTTTCTGTTGCTGTTGAAGTTGAAATTGCATTTTGTACTGCTGTAATTATTCCCGTATCGCCGATTGCGATGGAGAATGGAATTGTATTTTTTAATGCTTGAAATTGATTTTGAATTGTTTGGACGCTTTGTACTGATGGCGTGAATAAAAATCCAACGATCGAAACGACTGCTTGCTGTGTGTAGCATTGAATGTCTGAAAGAGTTGATGAAGAAAAAAGTCCGCTGAAAGTACAGTTAACGCCGCCGGAGCTTGTCGAGGCGTTAAATAAAGTTGTTGATGAGAAGCTTCCGTATACGGAGCTTGTCGAATTTGGAAATGATGTTGGATAGGTTGTTTGTCCGTTTGGTGCAAATGTAATGCTCGATGTGCCGATATCCGTAAATGCTCCTGTTGTTTGATCGGTAATGATTCCGTGGAAAAAGATTTGTGTTGACGTATTGCTTCCTAGTACCGTTGATGAAAAACGAGGAAGCCATGTATCGTTTTTCGAAAAATTCCAAAATATATTTCCTAAGATATTTTGACTGCTAAAATTAATGCCGTTTGAATAATTTGTATTTAACAAATTTGTTCCTGCGATTCCGCTAAATTCATCGCTTGATACGAAATTTCTTGTCGGAGCGCTCGAGTCAATTTTGATGTCGTATGAATCTGATGAATTTATTTTTGTTGGATCAATATTTCCGCTCCATGACGAAAAATCATAATTTATTGTTGAGCTTGCAACGGGTAATGTGATGTTAAATGTTGGAGTAATTCCGCCAAAAAAGTCGATATCTCCTATTTTTAAACCATTATTATTCGCTTCTGAAACGCAAGCGTTAAATCCACCCGTTCCCGTAATAAGACAATCATTTGTATTTTGTCCAATTCCTGAATAAATTACCGTATACCAATATCGCCCAGATAGTGTTGGTGCATTAATTCCTAATGTTGAATTTGAGCATGTATTATTTAAGCAAATTCCACTTGAAAAAGAATCAAGTTGTGTATAATGCCATGGCATTATACTTGTAGAGCTAACAAATGTACTTGTGCTTACAAAATTAGGATCATACCAAATTACTAATGCATTAAAATTTGAAATATTTGTAAATATATTTGATGAAGTTGCATTATCCCATTCTGTTGTATTATTTATTTTTAAACTTGCATTTCCTGTGCTTTTTGGATTTGGATCTAAAGCAAAATCAGCGCTTGTGTATGGTGAATTTCCATTATTTGGATTTGTTGATGATCCTATGCTTAATCCATTTAGATTTGAAGCAAAAGAAAATTGAGGAAGAATAAAAATTCCTATGCTTATTGCGAAATATAAATAGTATTTTTTCATGATCTGAGCTATGTATTGGAGATTGCTTATCTTCTCTAAAGCCATTTATCAATACATAGCTCAGCCCATGCTGAGCCACAAGTTTAGTGTTTTCCTTTTGCTTTTGACAAGAGCCAACCAAAGAAGAAGAAGAACACTGCGAGGCCGATTGTGATAGGAATGACAATAGGTAAGGCGGCGTAGACGCTTGCTGCCGTACTCGTTTCTGTTCCTGAAACGAGGGCGCTCGTAGATGCAACGCTCCAAGATTGAGCGTGTGCGGTTCCAATGCTAAATGCTTGGGTGAGCAAATTAATCATATTCGTTGTTTTTGTGTTTACGACCTTTCGGTAAAATGAAATAGATACCACGCATTACCGTACCAAGAAGTATACCAAAAATAATGCAACCTTCAATAGCGACCAAAAATATGTTTGCGATATTGTAATCGGTTAGTCCGTTCATTGCATTGATTTTCTAAACCATCGAGGAATTAAAAAGGTAACTATAATTCTGATTATTACGAACCAACCAAAGAAATATGTTGCGTATTCAAAAAGTGACATTATAAATTGCGGTATATTCATTTAATTATAAATAATACACGCGATTTTATAGGTTCCGTAGCATAATCCAATGATGAGTGCATATACGATCCAAAATGTTTGTCCTGGGTCGTTGCATTGTTTTGTATTGTCTTGTGAAATGGTAAGTACGCCCAATACGCTTTGTTGTGTTGATGTACTTAACGTTTCGCAAGTTTGAACGATGTTAATTTGGCTAAAATCAAGTCCCATTGCGTTAAGTATATTCTTATGATAAATTTATGTCAAGTTGATTCGTTTTGCTATGGGTTACGTATCAATTTATATCCAAGCTCTTACGCCGCTAAATGAATGAAAAGCGGCGTTTTAGTTAAATGAGCAACCATAGCCAAGTAGGGGTAAAACCCTCTCTACAACGCTTATACGCGCCGCAATAGGGCTTGTAATCCCCGCTTCCAAGAACAAAAAATGGGTCACCCTCCGGGTGCCCATTTTTTGTATCCCCGTATGAGGGGAGTTTTTTAATCTTCCGACAAAATTTCTTTGTATCGGAATCGGCCTCCGGTCGCTTCGTATTTTTCGATGTCGAGTTCAACGATTTCTTCGCTTGCCCGGTGCCTCCCTTCACGCGTGCCGAATTCAATCGTAACTCCATCTGAAATACGTTTTGCTTTTACCCAAAAATACGCTATTGATTCACCGCCATCTCCTTGAAATTTTCCATCGCGTATTTTCAAAATTTGGTATTTTTCCATAATTTTATTTTTTAATTTTTCGACCTTTTTCACAGGTATGGGAGTATTGCTTGATTCACAGGAATAACCAATTAAGGGGTTCATTGAACGTTATCTACCACTAAATCAAGAGTATTGCCCATTTTTATTTATCTCGATATTTGAAATGTCTGAAAAAGAATTGTGGACATTCGCAAAGAAAACATTCACCTGGCCGGCGCCGATACCAACGATCAATTTCATTATGATCTTCTATTCGATGTCCGCATTGGCATTTAACGTTGTTCATGAAGAATAAGTAAAATAAGTATATACCACATAATAGTTATTGTCAAGATTTTCATTGCGTTGATTTTCGTTTTTTCTTTACAAGGAAAGATAGTGCTCGGGACGAGCTTGGTTGGTTTTAGACTCATGTTATTTTTTAGTAAATTTTTTGCATAGGCGTGAGCCGCGGCTTCAGCAAAATCTTAGATTGGTCGATGAGTTATTCTGATTCGATCTCTGTGTGTGCAATTTATTTTTACGCATTGCATTTCTAAATGTTCTAATTTGTCTGGCATATATTCCGGTAAATCTTGTGTGGTATCGAAAGTTGATACTAACGATTTGTTGATGATTGTAAAATTTACCGGAATAGATTCTTTGATTTTTTGTGATGTTGACGCGCCGCCATTGTCTTCGAGTTCGTCTGGATTGAACCAGTAATGCAAAATTATTCCGTGTACCCATTTTATCTTTGGCATTGATTCAGCCACATCTCTGTTTTTAAAATAAGCGCTTACGCGATATGGGTGTTTTACCATGCGACGAAAATTAATATCGACTGCTTTGTAATCTTGTGTTGTCGCATATATGCGATTTCCTTGATGTCGATATTGAGCGAAAAATTTTCGAAGCCAACGTCCTAAGTCTTTCCAACCATCTGCCGGACAGAAATTTTGTATTTCGTCGATTATGATATCTGCGTCATGGAGTATGTGACGTGTTTCTCCTCGCCAGCATTTTATTCTTGGGCAATATCTTAATTGCGGTGGTTTTTCCCAATAAAATAAATGGCGGCGTCGAATGTTTCCGTTTGCTAAAATTTCGTCAGGAATTTGTTTTGTAT